GGCCGTTTTTCTCTATTTTCTCACATCGCCACCCCAAAAGGGCTGGTAGTTCAAAGCCAGTCATTAGCTCACCCTTGAGGGGTGGTCAATGCTTGACTATAGGTAAAAATTGCGTTTTCATAGTAATCTTGAAATTAATCTCTCGGCCAGATTACGTTTTCATTTCCATATCTCCATATAATTTCCAGTTTCCGATTCCGTTTGTTTGCCTGTTAATCCAAAGTTATTTTGCGCCAGTTATCCAGCACGCCTATATCTCCTCCAGTATCCAAATCATCAATAGCCAATCTAACGTCTTTCCTAAGATTATCTCGCCAGTATGTTCTTGTCCTCAACCTAACTCCCGGGTCATATGATTCTTCTCGTCTTCCGGGGAGGTATCCATAGTGACTCCAGGTTCTCAACCTAAAACCAGCTACAGGATACCGTGTAGATTCACCAAATAAAACTCGATTTGCCACGTCTAGAACATCCTCAGGGGTCATCCATGGTGTTGGTTTTATAAAACCTCCTGTGTCATTCAAGAGCACATTGGGATTGGCTATTGCTTTGTAGGCCATACCAACTGCTCTCACAGTTCTTAAGTGGGAGTAGTTCACCAGTAAATTGTTTCCTTGAGCTGAAATCCATCCCATGTCATCCAAATCTCTGTTAACTCCTCCAACACGGATTGAACTCTTTGCTATTATTTCATCTACGTCCCTAGTCGGCATGTGCCTTTCGGTGACTGTGGATGTGTCTGCGTCATAAAATGTCACTTTCTCGTAATGGTGTGAACAAAAATCAACATCCTCTATTCGGTAACGTATAGGGGTTGGTACCCCTCTTGGTATATCCTTTCGAGGCATGCCAATTTCATCCAAAACATCGTACCCGCATGCCAACTTCTTCGCTGTGTGTTCGTCCGACATGAAAGTCGCGTCGTCACCACTTACACATCCTTTCATTTTGCTTTTGTCATATATCATTTGCTCCATGGTCCAAGTTAGTAGTTCATCCCCTGGTATTTCCTCCACAACACTCAATTGCAAAAGTCCTACTGCGATTCTTGTTATCGTGTTCATCGAATAAGTGGGATTACTTCCACTCATCCTTTGACCCCTGCCTCTCAGTAGTTCACTTCTGTTGTATTCAGAGCAGATGGGAACTAATATCAAGGGATGCCCGTATAATCTGTACATTTTCTGGTGGGTCAAATTGCCACCCAAAAGCTTGATGAATCGGTTTTCCAAGCTGAGGGTAGTCAATCCCACCCGTGTGTCAAAGCCAGCGATGTCATCACTAACTCCATGTTCCTGCCATACTTCGTTTATGCGCATGCCTAAGTCATGCAAGCCTAGTCCACCTACACCAAAATGATTAAGTTCCGGTTTAGTTAATTTCAACAAATTTCCAAATAATTTTAATTCTAACAGTCTCATGGCTATAGGTAGGTATGCCACCATTCTACTTCCTTTCTGTTTCTCACCACATTTTTTCTTTTCGCGTTTGCCAATGGTGTTAAAAACTCCATGGATAGGCTTGCCTTCGTCTAAGCACTTCCGCACCATTTTAACCTTTTCAATCCAATTAGGGTTACTGAGGAATTCTCCCACGTTTTCAAACATGTCAATAGTCCCAGCAGCACCCTGCTTATTAGCCTGTTCATACACCTCTTCCCACGTTAGTTCCTTTAGTACAAAACCTTCTGCCACAAAGTGGGCTGCCATGCCTTCATAAATGCTCAGTAGCTTATTCTCATACTGGTGGTTTTCTTTGGGTGGAGTATCCACTTTTGCGTGAAAAACTCGCTGAAAGCCACTTGGGGTTGTGTCTGTCGTTTTCCAGTGATCGAATCCCTGAAGAGATGGTATTAACCTGGTTAAAACTTTTAAAGCGTACCTATTGTATCTTTGGGCCGTAGATCCTGTTTTCCCAACCGGATAAACACCCAGGCTTTCCCAGTGATTGTACTCCAAACCTTGTTCAGGTAACTTAGGTCCCAGTTCTTCAATACTCCTGCTCATATCCAAAGGTTCCAAAATTTCAAATTTTTTTGTTGTTAGGGGCTCTCTATAGAAGCTGTACCCCAATTCATAAATTCTAGGTCTTAATTCTTCCTTTAACAAGCCGCGTTCAAAAGTTCTCATCAACAACATTTTAGTACTCACTTCGACATCTGCAATGTCCGTGCTCACAAAGTACAATTCCAGCGTACTGGCCCTTGATTGCGATACACGATACAGAGCTCCCTTTCCCGTTATTCTTTGTATTTCTTTTAAAGACTTCTGTACCATAGGTGATGTGGGTGTTAAAACTTTCAAAACGAAGTTCTTCGTTTCCTCATTAATTTGCCGCATGACTACACCATTGAAGAGGTCGAAAAACCTGCTTTCTTCAAAAGCCGGGTTGTTGGAACTCTCTCCTCCGTCAAAAAGGAGAGTGTCATGTTTCGTCTCAGGGTATCCTCTAGCGTCGCTATACACTACCCTGACTTTTTCTTTTCCGGGAAATGCTTTGTCTGTGTAATTTTCATGTCCTTCATGCCCTGGTCCAGCTCCGTATGTTACCGCTGTTATCTTGGTGACAGGCGGAAAGTAGGCATAAGCCTGCTCCCAGCCTCCGCGACCACAGCACAAAGACAAAACATGTCCAGATATTTTGACATGCGTCATCGACATAATCTCCATTAACTTGTCGTAACCCCTGGATGCTTTTGCTTTGTGTTTTAACACAGGTCTCACTCCCATCATCTTAAAAAGAGCAAAACCCCGCGCGTCGAGTTCTTTCATTTTGTCCTTATATTTTTCCAACCATTTAGCCAATGCGTGCCTTTTAAAGTCCGCTATAATATTTTCCATTACCGCGGACGGGGAACTGGCATGCTCTCCGTATTCCTTCCATTTTTCGAAAATGAAGACAGCTATAACAGCTATCATACATACTTCGAACCACATTTTCTTTACTATGAATTCACAATTGCTACCGCAATGTGAGTTTTCAATTCGCAGGTTATAAAAATCACTCCTATATAGAATATAACTAGTAATAAGTCAATTCAGAGTAAATCAATA